GGGATGCATACGAAGCCCATACGCAGGCTCAAATCAAAGCGGACCAACAAAGGGAGGCACAACTCAAGGAACGCCAACGCAAGGAAGCAGAGGCCACCCAAAGACGTTTGGAGCGATTAAGGGACGAGAACAACGCCATCATCAAGTTCGTGGAGGACCTGAACCTCAAACTCTACGAAATGGAGTTGGATAGGTTAAGTGAGCAGGAGCAACTGCAAATCAAAGCGATGCGAGCCGAAGCCAAACGGAGGATGCAGGTGGACACGGCTGATGCAAGGTCCAAGATGGGTCAAGCCCAGCGTGAGGAAGACCTCGCAGGGCTGCGTGAGAAATACGTTGGTCAGTCGTTTGCGGTCATCAACGACATCATCATCGCATCGGCTGGAAAGAGCGAGGCAGCACAAAAGAGAGCCTTCAATGTTGCGAAGGCTGCTGCTATTGCCCAAGCCATCGTTAACACCTATTTAGCCGTAACATCTGCGCTCTCTACGGATTCAACAAAGTTGGTATTCCCCGGTCAGCGTTTCGTTGAGGCAGGTCTTGCCCTTGCTGCTGGTCTTGCGAATGTCGCCAAGATTAAGGCTCAACAATTCCAAGGCGGTGCAGGTGCAGGCTCACCCGGTGCAGACGTAACGGGTGCAGGAGCAAGCGTTGCACCCCCTCCCATTTTTGCGAACCCACAAACGACCAACCTCGGCACGGGCGAACTCTCGGCAGGCCAAGGCCAGCAGAGCCAACCCATGCGAGCCTATGTGGTTGAACGGGACATCACCCAAAGCACTCGCAGGGTCAGGAGGCTTGAGGAATTTGCAACTCTTGGGGCCTAACCACATTTACCTGCATGGAACTACCCATATACCGAATGACCGTGGACGAGGTGGATGAAGGGGTCCAATTCGTGGCCCTGACCGATATGCCAGCGATTGAACGACCATTCCAAGCCTTTGCCAAAGCCAAGCACAAGTTCACCGAAACAGGTGAGCGGAGGGTCCTCACGGGTCCTCTTATGCTTGCAGATACGCCCATCTTCCGCAAGGACGAAACCTACGGGGAATACTACGTTGTCTTTGATAAAGCCACTATCCGCAAGATAGTCCAAAAGTATTTCAAGCAAGGCAACCAGCACAATGTGAATGCCTACCACAACGCTGAACTGGATGGCGTGTTTATGTTCGAATCCTACATCACCGACTCCGAGCGAGGTATTAACCCTCCCAAGGGATACGAAGACACTCCCGATGGCTCTTGGTTCGGTTCATTCAAGGTCGAGAACGATGAGGTGTGGGACAACCGCAACCTATTCCGAGGCTTTAGCGTTGAGGGCCTGTTTGGGATGGACAAGACCGAATCTGAACTGGAGGTCGCACTCGCTGGCCTTGCCGATGAACTTACCGCTTTTTTGCAACATCTAACCCCCACCTACAAATCCCACTAACTATGAATCTAAAATCAGCAATCGAATCCCTGCGAACTGAACTTCGCAAATTCAGCACCCAAAAGCAGTCGTTTGCCGACTACAAGTTGACCGATGGCACGGTTGTCCGTGTTGATGGCGATTTAGTCGCTGGAACTGCCGTTTACGTTGTAGCCGAGGAAGGCACACTCCCTGCCCCTGATGGCGAGCATATCGTTGAGGGCGTTGGTACTATCAAGACCGAAGGCGGTAAAATCGTTGAGGTTGTTGCTGCTGAAGTGGCAACCCCTGAAATCGAAGCCTTGCCAGTTGCTGCTGAAATCACTCCCGAAGTTGCCGTAGAGGTTACTGAAGAAATCAAAGAAGCCTACCCTGCTATGACCCCCGAAGTTGTTGAGGCTATCGTAGCCAAGCACTTGGGAGCCATCATGGAAGAACTCAAAGCAGCCTATGCCGAGATGGGCAAGATGAAGGAGAAAATGTCTGCCTTCGCAAGCCAAGTTGAAACGATGGCCGACATCGTTGAGAAGGTTTCCGAACTCCCAGCCGAAGCCCCAAAGGCAAGCGGTTCCGCAATCGTTGAGCAGCGTAAGGCTCAAGCATCGCAGAACTTCAACGCTCTTGCACAAGCACTCCAATCACTTAAATCTAAAAACTAACCCCTAAACCCCCACTAAAAATGGCTTATTCGTTTACTGGACTAACGTCCTACACCGACCAGCAAAGATTACCCCTTATCACTAAGGCGGTATTCTCCGCTCGCTCTGCGTCTTTGTTCACCAAGCAGGTGGGCATCAAGTTCGCTGCTGCCCTCAACCTCATGGACACCGATGCTTTGATTCAAAGCGGTGATGCTTGCGGATTCACAACTTCCGGCACAACCGCATTCACTCAGCGGAATATCACCGTTGGTCGCATGAAGGTCCAAGAAACTTTGTGTCCTCGCTCTTTGGAGCAATACTGGATGCAGACCCAATTGACCCAAGGCTCCAACTACGATAGCGTTCCATTCGAGCAGGCATTCAGCGAGCAGAAGGCTCTCCGCATTGCCGAGGCTATCGAGAATGCAATTTGGCAGGGCAACGCTTACTTCTCAGGTATCAACCAGTTGTTGGATGCTGCTTCGGGTTCCGTTGTATCAGGTAACACGGCTGCCATAAGCGGTGCGATTACTTCCACCAACGTCATCAGCATCTTCGACACCATCTACACTCGCATCCCACAGGCCATCTTGACCAAGACCGACCTCGTTATGTTCTGCGGATGGGACACTTTCCGCACCTTGGTAATGGCCTTCAAAGCCAACACGGGTGTCATGTACAATCAAGTTGACTTGGCTGGCCTTGCCGATGGTGAGATTGTTTACCCCGGTACCAACATCAAGGTCATTGCAGTTCCGGGATTGACTGGAACGAACCGTATTGTTACCACCTACCTCGGCAACCTGTTTTATGGGACCGATTTGCTGAGCGACGAAGAGCAGTTTTCGATATGGCATTCCAAAGACAACGACCAGGTACGTTTTCAGGCTTCTTGGAAATCGGGCGTGAACTTCGCCTATGGAGATTTGATTGTTGACTGGAAATTGGCCTAATGTGTAGGGGGGAGGGAAACCTCCCCCTGCTTTTTGTTCACTTGTAACTTAAACCCCATACACATATGTCCTGCTCTTTAACAACTGGCTACGCCCTTGGCTGCCGTGATTCCGTAGGTGGAATCAAAACAATTTACGTCCAAGCCTTTAACGCTACTGGTTCGGTTAACGCCAATGCCAGCGGTGCGGTAACTGGATTCACGGGTTACTCTGCAAGCGGTTTCTTTGAATACGACTTGACCAAGGCCACGTCTTCCATGACCGAAACCTTAAACGCAAGCATTGAGAACGGCTCGGTATTTTACACCCCCGAAGTAACCTTCACCATCAACAAACTGCAAGTGTTGGTCCGCAACGAACTCCGCTTACTGGTCCGCAATCGTGTCATCGTCATCGTCCAAGACAACAACAACCGCTACTGGTTGCTGGGTTCTGCAAACGGCTTGGAAGCAACCGCTGGAACCGCTGGAACGGGTACTGCCTTCGGAGATAGAAGTGGTTACGAACTGACGCTCACCGGGATGGAACCTGACCCGATGTTCCTGATTGAATCCACAGTCTTTTCACCATCGACTACGCAGATACTCGCCTCGTAGTATCTTCGCTTCAGGTTTGCTTAATTGAGGTTTGGGAGGGCAGTCAGCAATGGCTGCCCTTCTTATTTTTGCACCCATGAGGATTTGCATCGTTTACAACGCCCACCCAACGGGTTGCAGTTTCTACCGCCTTGAAATGCCGAACGCCTACTTGGGCGACAACTACCCGGAGTTTGACTATGTGTGCGTGGAGAACATCACCACGATAAGCGATGAAGGACTGAAATCCATTGACCTGTTTTTGTTCAGTCGGCTTTGGTGTCAAGGCACGATGGAGCAGGTTGAGAATGTGTACAAGGCATTGACCCAATATGGAGCGAAAGTCATCCTTGACTTGGACGACTACTGGGTGCTGGAATCGGGCCATATCATGTACCGCCAATACCACGAAACCAAACTCGCTGACGTTATCCGTAAGCACATCAAATTGGCCGATTGGGTTACATGTACCACCGAACACCTTGCTGCTCGCATACGGCCTCTAAATGCGAATGTGAGCATTTTGCAGAACGAACCCTACGAGGCTTATCAGCAGTTCATCCCGAACCCCGAAGAAGAACCCGACAAGCACCTCGTCAAGTTCGGTTGGTTCGGAGGGGCGCAGCACGGGGAGGACATGGAGTTGCTTCGGGAAGGAATGCAGCAGTTGAGGTGGGATGCAAACTTGAATGGCAAGTACCGGCTCTACCTCGGAGGTTGGAACAATAACAACCCGGTCTACGAGGGGTACGAGAAAATCATCAGCGACCAAGGGAACAACCCGAACTACGGGAGGATTCAGGCTGCTGATATCTATTCCTACGTGGGTGGCTACAACTTTGTGAACGCTACCCTTGCGCCTCTTAGGGACACCAAGTTCAACAAACTCAAGTCCGAGTTGAAGGTGGTTGAGGCCGGGTGGATGAACAAGGCCATTATCGCAAGCGAAACCATCCCCTACACGGACGTAATCAAGCACGGGCAGAACGGGTTTCTCGTCCCTTACAACAAACCAAAGGACTGGTACAAGTATATTAAGCAGTTAATCCTTGACCCCGACCTCCGCAAGGGGATGGCTGACAACCTTACGGCCGACATCAAGAAGCGGTTCAACGTGGCCGAAACCGCCAAGAAACGGGCGGAGTTGTACAGGCAAGTCGGCCGCAAATTGTGAAATTCGGGGGCATCGCACATTTACAAGCAGATGCTTTACCTGAACCCGAATACCACCAACACCCTGACCGTTACTTGGACCGAGCGAGCCAGCACGGGGGACCGCTACATCTTGCGTTTGACCAGCATCGCCAAGAACACCACGACCGATTTTACCCTGCTGAAATCCGCCAACCTTTCCAACTATACCAACCGCTATGACCAATTTTCGCTTGCCTTGGGGTCGCTTGAAACAGGCTCGTATAAGTATGAAGTTTACGATACCAATAGCACGGTTGCCGCTGCTTTGGCGGTCGTTGAAACGGGCTTGGCTTTTGTACAAACCGCAACGATAGGATTCAACACCTACTCAAATTCAATCAATTACACAATTTACGGGGCATCCGATGAGGGTGTCTTTGACTTCACTTTTGATTCAACCTTTGCCTAATGAGCGTACAAACAAGAATCCAACTACAAGATAGTGCTGCAACGATAACCAACGAAACCGCTGCTGGAGCGAACACCGCTGCACGGGTGGGCGGTTTATTTGATGACCTTGCCGATACTGCGACTCTGAATCGTGAACGGGGCTTTGGGTCCTTGAGCGTTTCGGGCGATACCAACTTCACCCCAACAAGCAATGCAGCGGTCAAGTTGACGATTGCGATGGACGAAGGGATTTTGTCAACCTACAACTTCACCATCAACAAAACGACCTCGGTTATTACCTACACAGGCATCGCTGGTGCTGCGTTGAAAGTGTCTGCAAACCTGACCTTTTCTGCAAGCAACCAACGTGAGTTTGAATGGTACATCGCCAAGGGAGGCAATACGATTGCATCCAGCAAGGCAGGGATTACGATGTCCCACGACAACGGCCATGCGGTTTACTTTGAAGCCTACCTCACCGCTGCGGTCAACGATGAATTTACCATTTACGTCAAGTCCATTGATTCCGACCAAGCCATCACGATTCAGTCCCTCAACTTTACTGCTACAACGCTATGAGCAAGTCAACTCAGCACTTTACCCAATGGCTTGGGATTGAGCATAAGGTTCCCGTGATGCTGGAGAACCGCTCCGGCAAGTACATAACCTATGGTTTTGCAAATGAATATCCATACTATTTGCTGGACAACTATCGCAGGTCGTCCAAGCACAACGCCATCGTCAACGGGAAGGTAAACTACATCATGGGCGGTGGCTGGCAGGCAGGGGACAACCTGACCGTAGAGCAACAAGCCCGATTCATCAAGTTCTTTGATGGACTTTCCAGCACGGAGGACCTGAACGACATCACCGAGAAATTGGTTCTTGACTTGGAAATCTTCAACGGCTTTGCCGTTGCGGTTACTTGGTCCAAACTTGGGACGATTGCGAAGATGGAGCATATTCCATTCGAGAAAATCAGGGTTGACAAGGAGGAGAAGATGTTTCAAGTGGCCGATTGGTACAACGATGACATGATGCAGTTGTTCCCGAAAATTGGCGACATCGAGAAAATACCGGCATTTGACACCGAGAACCGCATCGGTAAGCAGTTGTTCTACTATCGGGTTTACGCAGCAGGCGTGAAGCATTACCCTTTGCCGGAATACATCGGAGGGAATGCTTGGATTGAGGCAGACGTGCAAGTGGCTAATTTTCACAACAACAACCTGCGCAATAACTTTTGGGGTGGATATTTAATCAACTTCAACAACGGCATTCCTACACCCGAAGAACAGGGCGACATCGAAAGGCAGATTAAACGCAAGTTCTCAGGAACCGACAACGCTGGTCGCTTCGTTGTAACCTTCAACGATGATGCTGCAAAGGCTCCTACGCTGGAACCGCTCACACCGAGCGACATGGATAAGCAGTTTGAAATACTGAACAAAGCCATCCAACAAGAGATATTCATCGCCCACCGTGTAACCAACCCCATGCTTTTTGGGGTGAAGACCGAAGGGCAATTAGGTGGTCGCAACGAATTGGTCGAAGCCTACGAACTATTCAAAGCCACCTACGTCAACGACCGGGTGCGCAAGGTGGAGCGGATGATTAACTACCTCGGCTCCTTCAATGGCGTTGAAGGTATGGAACTTATCCCCGTAGAACCCATCACGGAGCGACTAAGCGAGCAAGCCCTCTTGCAGATAATGACCAAAGATGAATTGCGTGAGAAAGCAGGTCTGCAACCCTTGGAGAAACCTGCCGATGTGGTTGGACCGAATGCACAACCCGATGAGCAACCGCAAGCCGTAGAGCAACTTGCAAGCAACGACAACATCAAGAAACTATCGGGCAGGGAGTACCAAAACCTGATGCGTATTGTCAGGCAGTATATGCAGGAGAAAATCACGCTTGAGATGGCTCGGACGATGCTATCAGCAGGGTTCGGCTTATCTGCCCAAGAGATTGACACGATGCTCGGAGTGCAGTCGCAGGAGTTCAGCGAACCGACTTGGGGCGAGGAAGACGATGAAGACTACGGCTGGGGCGATGAGGAGTTCAAGGTCTTGGAGGTCGTTGCAAGTAAGTTTGGAAGCCATGCGGACGATTACCATGTGATGCATTCCAAGCCGATGCGGTTTGACACCAACATCGATGAAAACATCCGCTTGGCCTTTGCCGAACTGGGCGAAGAAGAAAAGGAACTGGACAAGAAGATTGAGGCTTACCGCAAGAAGAACCGGGACGCATCGGTTGAAGAAATGGCGAAGGAATTTGGGGTCAGCAAGGCGAAGGTCGCCAAGCGTATCGCCTACTTGATGACTAAGGACCGCTACCCCATCAGCAGGGCGGTGGACCAGATTGCCGAGAAGAACCTACCCAAGGGCGTGAAGGAAGTTGCCGAGCCTGTCTTGGAGGTCCGCTACAAATACGCTTGGGCCACAGGTTTCAGCAACAAGGACAAGCGGTCAAGTCGTGAGTTCTGCAAGGTGATGTTGGACTTGGCCGACCAAGGGAAGGTTTACACGAGGGACGACATCGATGGGATTTCTGCAATCATGGGATATTCGGTATGGAATCGCAGGGGCGGTTGGTATCACACACCGAGCGGAGTGAACAGGCCCCAATGTCGCCATGTATGGGAGCAGCAACTCGTTATCCGCAAAGGCAATAAAATCAGCAAGGCATGAAGGCACTATTCATAAGCGAAGAAACGCTACTGGACAATAGCATCATAAACGAGAACGTCAGTTACACCCAAATCCGGCCAACGGTTGTCAAGGTGCAAGAGATGCGGATTCAGCCTATCGTTGGCTCTGCGTTGTACGGGGAACTCGTCAGCCAGGTGGTCAGCGGCACTACTACGGCCCTGAACCAAACGCTGCTGGAGGACTATATCCAACCTGCGATGATTCAATGGCTTTACTACGAGTTACCGATGGTCCTTGCGTTTAAATACATGAACAAGGGCATGGTTCGCAGAACAAGCGAAGAATCAAGCCAAATGAGCATGGAAGAAATCACCCGGCTGACCGACAAGGTGAAGAACGATGCCGAGTGGTATTCCGAACGGATAACCCGATACCTTATGGAAAACCGCAACTCCTACCCTCTTTGGAACTCGCCTCCATCGGCTCTTGACACGATTTACCCGAACGCTACCAACTATCGTACCGGGATGGTCTTGGACCGCAACAGGAGGATGGGAATCAGCAATTTGGACTACCCCTACCCCTACGGACCTTTGGCTGGTTGTAACGACTGCTAACGATGGGAGCGCATAAAAAGAACATACTGAAACTGCAAAACTATGTCATGGATAAAAATCAAGCAGGCTCTGCTGGACCTTGCAAATGCTCATCCACAGGTCAACTCCTTCGGGACGGGCGACCCTCTTGCAATCGGCACGGACAACACGATAAATCTTCGAACTCCAAGCCGTGAGCGAATCGTCTATCCGCTCGTTTTTGCGGACGTTCAGTCTGCAACTACTGACGCTGGCACTTTGGACTTGGTGGTTGGGGTATATTTTAGTGATAGAGTTGAATCCATTAAGCCGATGGGCGGAGTGGTTTCGGGCAGTCCGACATTGGGCTGGCAGGACAACGAGGACGAGGTCTTGAGCGACCAACTGCAAATCGCTCAGGACTTCATTTCAGCTCTTACAAACGACCCAAGCGAGGAATGGACCCTCTCGTCCAGCGTGAGCCTTACACGCTTCGTAGAGAGCCGAGATGACCGCACCGCAGGGTGGCAGGCGACGATGACCTTTGAGATTCCTTACGGACACTCGGTTTGTGAAATTCCTACCTAACCTACATTTATACTAAAAAGCAAATTATGCCTACACCCATATTGCAACAGATGCTCGGACAGGGCGGTACGATGGAGTTCGTTGATGGTTCCGTTACTGGTAAGAACTACGACTTTTTGGTAGTCAACGCAGCAACCGAATTTTCCGCACTAACTGGAACCAATAGCGAGGACCTCCTTACCGCTTACAACTTATCGGGCAAAACCGTTTCTGCTGGTATCGTGATTAGCGGAAGGAATGGCGGTAAGATTATTGCCGTTGACGTTTCTTCGGGTTCCGTTATCGGTTATACATTCCTCTAAGATGCTCATCGGCTACGGCTACGGCTACCCAACCAATCAACTGCTTGGCGGTGTCAGCGACCCTGCCTTGACCGCTTGGGCTGCCTTCAATACAAGGGCTACGGCTGACGGAGCGACTGCTGCCGAGGCTGCCGTGAATGCCTGCTTGTTCACCCGATTCGCTGCAATCTTCAATTTCTAATATGCCGACACCATCGCTTATCCTTGTACCTGCACGCTTTAAGACAGGCAAACTCTACACCCCTGTTGCTACGACTACGGGAGCGTTGGAACTTGGTGCATCGGGCGACTTCAACGTTACCCGTGCCACGACTGCGACCCGTGTGAATGCGAGTGGGTTGATTGAGAGCGTTGCAAGCGGTATTCCGAGGTTGGACTACTTCCTTAGCAGTTGCCCTGCTCTCTTGGTGGAGCCGAGTGCGCAGAACGATATCCGTTACTCCGAGGATACTGCAACGAATTGGGTTTTGGGTGCAAACTTGTCGGGAACTTATGAGAACGTGATTGGTGTGAGCGGCAATAACTTGGAGGTTACAGTAAGTGGTTCGGGAATAGGTGCAAACGCTGGTTCTTTAAGAATGATTAGTATTAACACAACTTTAGCGAGCGGAAGCACATACACGATTAGTTTTTTATTAAAGAAAACTGCCTCACACACGATTGGAGGTTATCACTTGCTTGTAAATACGGCTTCGGGTGGATTATCAATAGGTGGCGGTTTTAATGTTAGTGGCTCTTTTAGTAGCGGTTCAATTTTTAACCAATTACCAACCACAAACCGAATCCGAAGGGTAGAGCAATGGGGAACTGACGTTTATCGTTGCTCCGAAACCTTTACGATGACTGCGAGTGGAACGGCTGCAAACATTTATTTAGGGCCAACGGTTTCAACAACAAGCAATACAAACCCAGCGATTGGTGAACGTATTGCATTTGCTGCACCACAACTTGAACTCGGTGCAATACCGACATCATTCATCCCCACAACCACCGCAGCGGTAACCCGCAACGCAGACGTGATAAACCTATCAGGCGCAGTCAGCGGATGCATCGGGCAGACCGAGGGGACGATTTATGTGGATATGATTGCATCGCCAAGTGGCACAGGTTCTAACCTTTTTTTAATTGGTGATGGCACTGCAAGTAATTTTATGTTTATAGGAAAGACAAACACCAAATTAGATTCATTTGCGAGAGTTAGCGGAACAACGGTTTTATCTAACTCAACTTTTAATTTAACGGGAAATGCAATAAAGGTTGCATTAGCCTATAAATCGGGCAATAACGCACTTTATATTAACGGAAATCTAATTGCATCAGGCACAACCGCTTTCACTCTTACGAGTGGACTAACAACGATTGGATTCACTTCTGCATTCAACTTTGCAGCATCAAATGCCATCAACAAATACAATGCCGTTGCCCTCTACACCACAAGGCTCACAAACCAAGAACTCGCAGCCCTCACAACCCTCTAACAATGCCCTGCTTCCGTAAACTTTCGTTCCCCTCTGCGAAAATCGCAGACCAAGTCCTCGCCAAGTTGGACCCAATGGATTCGGTGGTCATACTCGGCCACCTATGCGAGAAAACGGACGAAGAAGGCAACTGCCTCAAAGTCCGCAAGGAGTTCAGCGTTGACGTGCTATTCCACGCAAACGAACCCAACGAACTCGCTGCGCCCTACGTCATTTGGCCGAAGCCCTGCGGTGTCCACGCCTTTGCAGGTTGGGAGGCCCAGTACGAATCCGACTACAACCGATTCAAACCCAAGAGCAAATGAGAATTTTCCGTAAACGTAACCCCGAAAACACCCCTAAACTCCCTATTATGAAAGCAGCAGTCATCGCCCTTCTTCGCCACCTTCTCACATTCATCGGTGGAACACTTGTCGCCAAAGGCATCATCGATGCAGCCACTCTCACCGAAATCATCGGTTCAGTATTGACCTTATTGTCAGTAGGTTGGATGGCTATTGATAAAACAAAGGTTAAGGAATGAACCTGATTGAAACGAGCATCGTAGGCACGATTGCAGCCATCGTTGGCGGTGCAGTCGCTTGGTTTACGAAGGGCCGATTTGAATCGGATTCCCTGCAGGTCAAGCAGGCACAGGCGGTCTTGGCTATGTGGCAGGCGACTGCCGAAGCACAAAACAAAGAGTTGGTGGAATTACGAAATGAGGTTGTAAGTTTGCGTCAACGACTTGAGGAAATGGAACATACCATCCACGAACTCCAGTCCGAAAACGCACAACTTAAAAACCTCGTATGAAAGTAACCAAGCATTCCAAAAACGTCCACTCGATTGAGTGCGGACGCTCCCAAGAGTTCCTGCTCATTTCCGACCTGCATTGGGACAACCCCAAGTGCGACCGCAACCTGTTGCAGAACCACCTCGATGAAGCCAAGCGTAGAGGTGCAGGGGTCCTCGTCAACGGGGACCTTTTCTGTTTAATGCAAGGCAAGGGCGACCCAAGGCGAAGCAAGGAAGACATTCGTCCCGAACACAACAACGGCAGGTACTTGGATTCCATCGTGGACACGGCCGTAGAATGGTTCCGACCCTATGCCGACATCATCCTCTTGGTGGGCTACGGGAACCACGAAACATCCATCATTCAGCACCAAGAAACGGACATCCTGCTCCGCTTTGCTACAATCTTAAACCACTCCTGCAAGACCGACATCCAAGTCGGTGGCTATGGCGGTGTCCTTGATTTTAAAATGAACCACGACCCGAACAGGGCTTGCAACTTCATTACGCATTATCATCATGGTCACGCTGGGGGAGGGGTGGTGTCCAAGGGAGTTCTTCAGGACTATCGCATCCTCGCATCCATTGAGGGCTACGACTGCACATGGCAGGGCCACGTCCACGAACTTTACTACCATCAAAATATCGTCAACCGCTATGTGCGTTCTACTCACCAAATTCTACAAAAGCCTGTTCACCAAGTCCGTACGGCAACGTACAAAGAAGAATGGGCCGATGGATACATGGGCTTTCACGTTGAGCGAGGACGAGGCCCAAAGCCTTTGGGAGGCTATTGGATGAAACTCGAAGCGGTACGCTCCGAATCCAAGGCGTTCAAGGGACCTGAACTACAGGTCTTTGCCACCTTCACCCCCTGCGACAGGTTCTACACCGCTGGCAGTTAGGTAGAGGTAGCCGTACTCTTTCTCTGCATTAAAGCGAGGGCAGTCCTTTGTAACGCCCGGAAAGTCCCTGTGTCCGCATATCCTTGCAGCAGGGTACTTCTTGAGCCAATCAAGAAGCACTACGGCAATCGCTTGGCGTTGGCCGATAGAACGGTCATCCACGTCTTTGCCTCCAATGTAACTAACGTGAAGGCTCGTAGAGTTATGCCCTGCAACGCCATTGGTTACGGCCGAATCAGGAGCCAAGGTCGTTACGTTCCCAACCGAATCTATAATCTTGTGGTAGCCCACCGACTTCCAGCCGAGGGCTTCCCTCCAATGCTTGCGGATGGATGCGATGGTCGTGTTCTTGGGAGTGGCCGTGCAATGGACAACGAGGTGCTTGATCGTGCGATTCATTCTTCAGGGTTTAGTTTGTGGAAGTAGTTGACCGCAACCGGGTCGGCAACATCAGGACCGCTGGATAGGTTGACCTCGTTGTGGGTGGCCCATTGAGCCATTGCTGGGTCGTAGCCCAGCAGTTCGCAAGCCTTCCTGTATTCACAAAGAAGGGCGTGGTTGCCTTCCAAATCAGCGTTGTCGATGGCTATCATCAGCCGTTCCAAGGCGTTGGTCAGGGCTTGAGCAGGTCTTAGGGAGTGGTATCCGGGCATGGCTTTGGTTTCTACAAATGTAGGAAAACGCCACCAAATCGCAATAAAACGGGGGGTAAAAAATTTTTTTGACAGGAGGAGGCACAAATAGGGTCGGGGCGTATTAACTTTGCTTTACAAACCAAACCTCAAACCCATGAACCACGAAACCCAAGCCAAACTCAAAGCAGCCCTCGTTACGGGCTACATCCTGCTCGCCACGATGCTCGGTATCGCCTTCTTTGGAAGGTTCCTATTCGCACTCATCACCAACTAAACCCAAACCAAACCTCAAAACCATGCACAAGTTTAAAACCACCAACATCAAAGGGAAGGACTACGTTGAAGTCAATCAACGGCTCCTGTACTTCCGCAACGAACAAGCCTACGCAGGCTGGTCGTTGGAATCCGAACTCATTGACCTGCAACCTGACCGCTGCTGCGTTCGTGCAGTAATCCGGGACAACGAAGGTCGCATCCGTGCTACGGGCCATGCCTCCGAGGACAGGACCAGTTCAATGATCAACAAGACCTCCTACGTTGAGAACTGCGAAACATCCGCTTGGGGCCGAGCATTGGCCTGCATCGGAATCGGTATTGAAACGAGCATCGCATCCTCCAACGAGGTGCAGATGGCGATTGCCCAGCAAGGTCTTGGCGACTTGACCGACAAACTCGGACTTGTGCCGGACTATGACGACATGATGCTCCAAACCCTCAAGGCCGACTACCTCGCACTCGTTGACCGTATGCCTCAAGGGGAGCAAGCCAAACTCCGCAACACGACAGGCTTCAACGCTGACCGCTACCGCAAGGGCATTGCGTTCCTTCAATCTAAGCTGGAAGGGGGTAAACAATGAACCTGCTCCAACAAATGAACGCCAAGGAGTTCAAGCAACTGCTTGACTTCAAGGCCACCTATCCTACCCTTGGCGAGGAACTGGTCAAAGCCTTGAGCGAGAAAATCGTTCCAATCCACCTAACCTTGGCCGAGTGTGTCCTACTTAGCACCGCATTGAATGCACCTTGGGCAGGCTCCTTTTGTGAAATCTTCGAAACCTTCAAATCCAAGCCATGATTCACCCAACTCTCATCACAATACCAAAGGCTGACATCTGCAAGGCAGAGATAGCCCAAATCGCCCAGCAACTGACCGACCGAATCAAAGATGGAGAGGTCAACCCTGTTGAGGCTCACATCAAACTCAAGGCCATCGTCAAGGCTTTAGAGGCCACCATTAAGGCAACCGAGCAGACCGTAGCCGATGAAGCCTCAAAGCACGGCAAGACCTTCCGAGCCTTCGGAGCAGAGATAACCCTCAAGGAAGGGACACTCACCCCGAACTACGAGGAAGACGAAGTGTATGCCGACCTCAAGTCCCAAATGAAAGCGAGGGAGGAACTGCTCAAGATTGCCTTTCGGCAAGCAGGGAAGACCGCTATCTTTGACGAATCAACGGGCGAGCAGATTCCAGTCTGCACCGCCAAGGCAACCAAGGCATCCATCGCAGTATCGTTCAAATGAGCAAGCGAGCGAAGAAAACAATGGAGGCGTACAACCTCCTTTGCGAAAAGCCCTACCGGGCAACGCAACTTGAAAGCCTGCTTGGGGTCAGCCAGCGAAGCACTTATCGTATCTTGCACGACCTCAAAGCCCTTGGACTGGCGGTTGAAATAAGTCCCTGTTTGTATTTTATCCAAAACCCAATCCCAATCTCACAATCAACAAAACCATGAAAAACGGACAAACAATCGGCCAATGGCTGAACTGGAACTTTAAGGCCAATGGGAACCTTGAAATTAAAGACAGGGATGGTAATTGTATTTACTTTGAAGATTCAGTTGGATATTGGGTTAAGAGTGAATTTGATTCGCGAGGCAATATTATCTACTATAAAAATTCAAATGGACTCATTGAGGACAACCGCCCCCCTCAAATCATCGAACACAACGGAAGAAAATATCAACTAATCCCCTAACCAAACCCCAAAACCATGAACAAAACAAAAGAAAGAAGACCTGACTTACATGAAATAGTTGTTACAACTGGTCAGCGATTTAAAGTCAAAGAAGATTTACGTACATTATTAAAAGATATTAAAAATACCAAATCAAACTCTTATGGGGTAATTAAAGTTACAACTGATGCATATGAGGGTTTTGATGATTGGGACCCAATTGATGGCAATAATGAAGTTCCTAATAAGTTTTTAATAGAAGATGACGTTTACATTAACCCCGATTTTATTGTATTTATTTTTCCTATAATTTAACCCCAAAACCCATGAGTTACACTCCCCAACCCAACACCTTCAGCCTGTTCGTAAACGACAAAGGCGACAACCCGAAACGCCCCGATTATCGTGGGGACGTTATCCTGCCTGATGGAACTAAGATGCGCCTGTCCGGGTGGATTAAGGAATCCAACGGCAAGCGGTTCATTTCCGGCAAGGTCGAGCCGATGCAGGCAAGCGTAGGAAATCTTGCACCTCAAGATGGTGATATGCCGTTTTAGTGTAAATTTGCACTTGACATACATTTACCAATATAGCCCATTTGTGATTCCAGCCAAATGGTGCTACCGATAAAGGGTCATGCTTGAACCCCTACCCCGGCTGCTGGAATCAGTCGGGGTATTTTTTTCTTATCCTATGGCAGAAATCTCAATTTTCAAAGCGTCCACCAGTGGCGGTGTGCGAAACAACGTCCCCCAAGGCCACGTCCATTTTGTTGAATACATCCAAGACATCCGGGATGGCATCTACTACACCGAAGTCATGGCCTACCGCAAGGCCAAAACCGAGGAAACCAAACGCAGGCTTTCAGCCGTAACGCCCAGCGGTAAGTTCAAGAAGCAAGGCAAGGAAGGACTTGAAACGCATTCCGGTATCATCTGCATTGACATCGATGCCAAGGACAACGAGGGCATTGATATGCTGGCAATACGTCAGGACGAATACCTCTACGCCTTGCACCAAAGCACCGGGGGCGAAGGATACGCAGCCTATTACCGCATTGAACCGGACAGGCACGTTGACGCTTACAATGCCCTTGAGAAACGCCTTGCAGACCGTTATCACATCATCGTGGACCCGGCTTGCAAAGACGTTGGTCGATTGCGGTTCGTGAGTTTCGACCCGGATGCCTACATCGCAGATAAGCAGGTCCCTGTTTTTAAGACGTACCTATCGAAGGCCAAGGCTGCACCAATACCAAAGTTCTACCCACACGGGGAACACGATGTTGAACACATCCTCCAACAAATTGAAGCCAAGCGGATAGACCTCACCGATTCCTATGCCGATTGGGTCAAGATTGGCTTTGCCATCGCAAACAAGTACCAAGAGCCGGGTGCAGACCTGTTCCATCGGGTTTCGGCACTGTCACCCAAGTACAACCCGGAAGCCTGCGACCGCAAGTACAAGCAACTCTGCCAGTCCAAGCAGAACCAAGTGACCTTCGCCTCCTTTATGTGGCTTGCGAAGAATGCCGGCATCGAGATACAAACCAAGACCACGAAGCACATCGTGTCAACGGCCAAGTCCCACCGAATGCGTGTCGGGACCAATGGCGGTCCCAAGGACATCAACGCAGCAACCGAGGCAGCGGTCCGGGTACTTCGAGAGATAGACAACATCGACATCGATGGCCTTGACGAAATCGTTGCCAACACGATGTCCCTTGACACAACGGAACTCAAGTCCGCTGATACCGAGGACACACCCATCAAGCAGATAAAGGCTTTCTTGAGGTCATTTGACTTAAAACGTAACGCAGTAACCCGTTGCATTGAATACAAGGGCCAACCAATTACGGATGTGGACCTGAACAACATCTACGTTGATTGCCTCGAAGCATTCGGCAAGAAGGAGGTCAGTATGCAACTCGTTGGGGCCATTGTGGATTCGGACTTCACGCCGACCTACAACCCGTTTGCCCAGTTCTTTGCAAGGCACGGCCATCGGAATCCAGAAGGCTGCATCGAAGCGTTGACTAATAGCATTCGGGTCATTAACCAAGACCATACGTTTGTGCAACTCTGCATCACCAAATGGCTCTGCTCGGTAGTCGCAAGTATGCATGGGGAGTATTCCCTATCGATACTGGTCCTTTGTGGCGACCAAGGCATCGGCAAGACCAACTTCTTTCGCCATCTGCTACCGGACGAACTTCGGGCCTATTACGGGGAATCCAAACTGGATGCCGGTAAGGACGATGAAATCCTCATGTGCAAGAAGATAATCCTCTGCGATGATGAGTTCGGTGGCAAATCCAAGCAGGAAGCCAAGAAACTCAAGGAACTGTCCTCCAAGCAGACCTTCAGCATCCGAAAGCCCTATGGCCGGGTCCATGAGGAACTGAACCGCTATGCGGTCCTTTGCGGTACGAGCAACGATGAGGAAGTCATCAACGACCCAACTGGTAACCGTAGGATCCTCCCGATCGTGGTCAGCGAGGTTGACTGGGATGCCTATGCAGCCATCGACAAGACCGACCTGTTTATTGAGGCCCTGCATTTATACAAATTGCATGGTGCCGATGCTTGGCAACTTTCCAAGGCCGAAGTCATCATGCTGAACAAGCAGACCATGCACAACGTCCAGCCGGCTATCGAGAAAGAAATGCTCCTAAACCTGTTCACCATCCCTGAAGATTACACCGACCCTTACGGCAAGTGGATGAGCAACACGGAAATCAAAGACGTGATTGAAACCTGCACTAAGCAGCACATCAGTTCGCACAAACTCGGAGCGGTCCTCAAGTCGCTTGGATGCAAAAAAGTTACAAGAAGGGACCGAGATTTCCTGCCTTGCTACTTTTTGGTC